ACGAAGCATTCACGGCTCGTTATACTCATGAGACTATTGCGTTAGCATTTGCTATCACCGAGGAAGCGGTAGAAGATAATCTTTATGATCGTCTTTCTAGTCGTTACACTCGTGCATTAGCAAGGTCTATGGCGAATACTAAACAAGTGAAAGCTGCGGCTGTTTTGAACAACGCATTTGATAGTACGGTCACTTATGGAGATGGAAAAGAGCTTTGTGCTACAGACCATCCTACTACTGGTGGCGGTAACTTTAGAAATGAGTTGACTACTGCTGCTGATTTAAACGAAACATCATTGGAGCAATCATTAATTGATATTGCTGCATTTATTGATGAAAGAGGCTTGAAAATTGCTCTACAAGGAAGAAAACTTATTATTCCTTCTGCGTTGCAATTTGTAGCTGAGCGTTTAATGGCAACAAACTTGAGACCAGGAACTTCAGATAATGATGTTAATGCTATGAGAAATATGGGTATGTTACCTGATGGATATGTAGTAAATAACTTCTTAACTGATACGGATGCGTTCTTTATTAAAACAGACGCTCCTAACGGTTTCAAACATTTTGAAAGAGCGGCTATCAAAACATCTATGGAAGGTGATTTTGATACAGGAAATGTTAGATACAAAGCAAGAGAAAGATACAGTTTTGGTGTATCCGATCCTCGTTGTGTATTCGGCTCTCCTGGAGCATAACTTTCTTAAAAGTTAGACTAAATAAAAGGGTGACTTGCGTGTCACCCTTTTTTTATGTATTATAAATTGATCTCGGATTAACAGCTCTAGCGACTGGCCGAGCAGACGCTAACGAAGACTCTAGAGCAAACCCTTTCGTTAGGAGGTACTAAGATATGGGTAAATCACACTTCTCTGGTCCAGTATTATTTTCAAATGCTAGACCTACATTAGAAAACTTAAACATAAAAGCGTGGCCTGATCAAGTTGTTTATATGGATGACTTTACTGGCGTGGCTTTTGATAATACAAATGACTGGACTGTTGTAAAAGATTCAAGTGCTACTGTTGCACTAGACGCTGATGTTTTAAATGGTGCAGTAAAACTTTCTTCTCAGGCAACAACTGATAACGATGGTAGTTCTATTCAAGGTAACGAAATATTTGCTTTACCTTCTACTGCTGGTGAAAAACTTTATTTTGAAGCTCGTTTTTCTATGGCTGATGCTGACCAAATGGATTTATTTATTGGTGTTTGTGAAAATTTTGCAACTAATCCAGAAAACTGTTTAGCTGCTGCTAATAGAATCGGGTTCCAAATTGATGATGGAGATGCTACTCCTCATTTAATTTCTGAGTCTGGTGGTACAGAAACTGACACAACTTTGTCAGGAACAGCAGATGATTTTGCTGATGACACAAATGTTACTGTTAGTTTTGTTGCTACAAAAGGAACATCTACTGATACTGTAAAATACTACATCAATAGAAAACTTGTAGGAACTCACACCACAAACATACCGACTGCTAATATGGCTGCGGCTGCGATGGAAATTTCTGGAAACGCTTCAGGAACAAAGTCAATGGCTATTGATTATATTATGGTCGCACAAGATCGTGGTGTATCTTACGCTGATTCTTAGGAGTTATAGATGGTAAAAACAACTAAGAAAACTGAAACTAAAAAAACTAAAACATTGAAACTTCCTCCTTGGAGTGCAGAATATAAAGCTGCAATTTTAAGCGGAAGAATTAAGGAGAAATAAATGGCAGGATCTGATGTAGAATCAAGTTTTATTGAAGCTGCTGCTGCTGACACCGATGGAGTTTGTGCAAGTCAAACTCCTGGGTCTGCCACCAATATGACTATTAATGGTGCGTTAGCAGATAGTGGTTCCGTAACTTTTGATCAACCAAGAAACCTTACTATAGCTTCAGCTGGAGACGATAGTGGTAAAACTTTTACTGTTACAGGAACAGATGAAACAGGTACAGCACAGACTGAAGTAATAACTGGAGCAGATACGGCGACTGCGACTGGTTCTAGTTTTTTTGCGACTGTAACACAAATAGCAACGAGTGCTGCAACAGCAGGAGCTGTAACTGTTGGTTCTGGTACTTCTATAGCAGCAGTTATGTTTAGAGGCAGAATGCGTTTAAAAGGTCTTTATGTTGTAAACGGTGCTTCTGCAAAAACTATAAATTTCAGACAGACATCTGGTACAGGCTCAATTAGAATGAAATTTGCTACTACAGCTGGAGTAACAACTAATTCTTACCCTGATATTCCTGGTGAGGGTATCTTGTTTGAATCTGGTGGTTATATTACTTTTACTCAGGCTGATTTTACTGCAATGACTGTATTTTTTGCATAGAGGTTTTAAATGGCGACAACTAAGAATGTAAAAAGAACTCCAAGTGGGAAAATTGTTTACAGAGGCGAAACTTTTTCTGGTTTTAATAAACCTAAGAGAACACCGTCAGGACCTAAAAAGTCAGCTGTTTTAGCTAAAGTTGGTTCTAATATAAAACTTGTTAGGTTTGGTGACCCTAATATGAAGATAAAAAAAGACATTCCAGCACGAAGAAAATCCTTTCGTGCTAGACATAATTGTGCTACTGCTAAAGATAAGTTTAGTGCAAGATATTGGAGTTGTAAGGCGTGGTAACAAGAAAAGAATCAGAAAAAATATCTAACCTAGAAATAGATGTTAAGGTTATCATGGAAAAGGTAGAAACCATAGAAAACAACCATCTTGCTCATATGAAAAAAGATATTGATTCACTTAATAATAAAATATGGGGTATTGTAACACTAGCTATTGTCCAGCTTTGTGCTATTTTACTTACTACAATCTAATGCCGATAACACGCTCCCAAATGACAAAACAAATATCCAAGGGAACAAAGAAAAAGAAAAAAGTAAAGATTCCAAAAAAATATTTAGCTGGTTTATCTGGTAAAGAACTAGCTAAACGGAAAAAAGAGATTAACAAAAACGCAAGAAAATCTTCAAAAGACCCATCAGCATATAAGTTTGCTACTGATTTTACTGCTGGTGGAAAGAGAAGAAAAACAAAAGAATCTAAACACACCAAAAAATTTAGGAGGATGTATGGTTAAAAAAACTAAAAACAAAAAAAGTTTTGCTAAAAATGGTAAAACTAATGGTTTATCAGCTAAACAGAAAAAGTTACCTAAATCTCTTCAAGCTGCTATTTTAAAAGGTAAGAAGAAAAAAAGAGGCTAATATGGCGTTAAGTGCGAAAACTAAAAAAACTTTAGCCGAAAAAGCTAAAAAAGCTAGAGCCAAAGGAAAAAAAGTAACTGCTGGTCAGTTAGCAAGAGTGTATAACAAAGGTCTTGCCGCTTATAGAACAGGACACCGTCCAGGAGCCTCACCTAATCAATGGGCTATGGCTAGGGTGAACTCTGTGCTTACTGGTGGAAAAGCTGCAAAAGTAGACGCTCATATTTTTGGTAAAGGTAAAAAGAAAAAGAAAACTACAACAGCATAGGGGAAAATATGCCTCATTTAATTAGCAATATCCCTTACTTTAAGTGTTGGGTTAGAAGGGAATTTACTGTAAATCACGAAAGGTATCATGGAGAGTATCTTCATGCGATGGCTATTGCAGTCAACACAATACCAGATAGATGTTTAAGTTTTCAAGTTATTTTTACTGGTTGTGAATCTGATAATTCCCCAAAAGAACAAAATATTCATGGTGGAGCGATGTGGGCGAGAATGCCTATAAGTGCTTTAGTTGCCGACACTCCTTTGCAAGAATGGCCAGAGGTTATGCAAACTCATTTAGTACAACCTTGGGATTGCTCTTCACGAGATCATTCGTGTATTGTTATGGAAAGAACGAGTTCTTCTCCTTGGCGTTGCAAAATCGATGGAAAGTTTTATACTGGTAAATATATGTTTACGATTGATTACACAAATAACTCTATTGCTGATGATCCAGCTCAACATAAGCAGTCTCATGTAATAGAATTAATTGATGCTGGAAAGTGGACAGGTAACATTGTCGCTTTACCTAATAACAGGGTTAGGGCTACTAGTCCTGCGTTATGGGAAACTGGAGAAGGACCACCTGACTTTAAACCTAGTCAGTGGACACATTCAGCAGAATCTCATGATAGCTATATGGATGCAAATATAACTTTTAATAACCTTTATTCAGGAGATAAAAATGAAAAATAAAAAAATGATGGCTGGTGGCGGCATCATGGATAAGAAAAAAATGATGGGCGGAGGCATGATGAAAAAGAAAAATTATGCTAAAGGTGGTATGATGAACAAGAAAAATTATGCTAAAGGTGGCAAAGTAATCAAAGTAATCAAAGGACCATACAGCTAATGGCTAGAAAAGGTTTATACGCAAACATACACGCTAAAAGAAAAAGAGGCGGTAAAATGCGTAAAAAAGGAGCTAAAGGTGCTCCAACAGAGGCTAACTTTGCCGCAGCAAAACTAACAGCAAGGAAAAAATCATGACAACTTCTTCTTCAAAAGATTTTGAATTAGATGTAGCTGATTACATCGAGGAGGCGTTTGAAAGGTGTGGTTTAGAAGTACGAACTGGTTACGACCTTAAAACTGCAAGACGCTCTTTAAATATTTTATTTGCTGATTGGGCTAATAGAGGTTTAAACCGTTGGACAATTAGCCAAGAAACTTTAAGTTTAGCCAATGGTATAAGCGAATATCCTTTAGGTACGCTTACTTTATCGGTTGCATCTTCTGCAAGTTTTTCTGTTGGCGAAACAATAACAGGAGGAACAAGTTCAGCAACAGCTTCTGTAACTAGCGTTCCCTCTTCAACTTCTTTAGCAATTACAATACCTTCTGGAACTTTTTCCTCATCAGAAACAATAACAGGAGGAACAAGTTCAGCTTCGACAACTTCTAGCGGTACTGTAGGTTTTTCTGATGTTACTTCTAGTATAGATATTTTGTCAGCTGTGGTAAGACAAAATGATGGTACTTCTACACAATCCGATACATCAATAACAAGAGTAAGTAGAGATACTTTTTTATCTATTTCAAATAAAAGAAGCACTTCTACACCTAGTCAGTTTTATGTAGATAGACAAATAATTCCAACACTACGATTATGGCCGACACCAAATTCTTCTTCTTTAAAATTAGTGTTTGACCGATTAACAAGAATACAAGATGCAGATGCAGATGTTAACACAGTTGATGTACCCTTTAGATTTTATCCTTGTTTGACAGCTGGATTAGCTTATTATATAGCTATGAAAAAGTCACCAGAACGAGTAAAACTTTTAAAAGCTGTATATGAAGAAGAGTTTGAAAGAGCAGCAGCAGAGGATAGAGATCGTTCTAGTTTAAGTTTAACCCCAAGCAGCACTTATTATCAATTAATATGAAATACGCTAGTGGAAAATATTCTAAGTTTATATCCGACCGAAGTGGGATGGAATTTCCGTACAGGGAAAGAGTTAAAGAGTGGAATGGTTTTTTAGTTCATAGAAGTGAGTATGAACCAAAACACCCACAACTAGAACCTAAAAGACCACCATTTGAACCCCAAGCGTTGATGGATCCAAGAACACCACAACCTGAAACATTTACAATACAAGTGAGTGAAACTTTTTTAAGTGATAATGGTATAGAAAGTAAATCAATACACGGAACAAGTGGTATTGGTGAAGTTAAGGTGGTGACCTCATGAGTTGGACACTTACTACTTTAAAAAACGCTGTGCAGGATTATACACAAAACACAGAAACAACTTTTGTAAATAACCTTAATAACTTCATAATCACAACTGAAGAAAGAATATTAAAGCAAGTAGATTTAGATTATTTTAGAAAAAATGTTACTGGTAGTATGTCTTCTGGTAATAAGTTTTTGCAAGTACCAGATGATTATCTGGCTTCTTTTTCACTTTCTTTTACAAACTCTGATGCAGAAACGCAGTTTTTGCTGCAAAAAGATGTGAACTATATACAGACATTTACACCAAAAGGTAATACAACAACTGGAAACCCAAGATTTTATGCTTTGTTTGATGTAAGTAATTTTATACTTGCTCCTACACCTAGTGATGATTTTGCAACTGAACTTCACTACTATTATAGACCGACTTCTATTACTGCTACAAGCGATGGTACTTCTTGGTTAGGAACAAACGCTCAAGACGCTATGTTGTATGGCACATTATGTGAGGCTTATACTTTTATGAAGGGTGATGATGATTTATTTAAGATATATTTAGCTAGGTTTCAAGAGTCTTTACTTAGATTAAAAGATTATGGGGAAGCACGAGAAAATTCTGATGCTTACAGACAAGGTTTAGTATCTACTCGTATCT